AGAGCGTGAATGGAAAGAAGCTATCGGGCAACGAGCCCGATCATATGAGCAATCGCTTTTGGACTCTGGCTACATGCAAGAACAGGCCAGAGATCAGGCAAGGCGATACATTCAGCAGGAACAGAAGTTCCGAAAGCAGGAACGAGAGTCGTCTGATATGCTTGGATTTCTTGAAGGTAGACATGCAGCAGCACAGTACTTCCTAAAGAAATACGGATTAGCAAATCAACAAATGCTTGATGATTACTCAGCACTTCAATCGGCCACGACTCCACAGGAAATGGAGAAAGAGGCCAAGCGTATGAAGCGGGAGAGGGCTCTCATTGCAGAAAATGCACGGTTGAAGCAGGGACGTGTCACTCCGCAGACTTTCGACAATAGTCAGGGATCGGCAGAGGTCACGACCAATCAGGAGCGGTTACTTGAGGCATACATTAACGGAGACAGATCAGAAGCAGCGGTAAAGGCTGCAAGATTATTAACACTTGGAAAGTAAAGGAGACTCATTATGGCACAGACAGCCACAACTGGTAATTTAGAAAGCGCATCGAAAATCATTATATCGACAGCCCGATATACAGAGGAGCATAACGCTCCTGCTTTGGCTCTTCTTGAGCCATTCACCCTACCGAAAGGGGCGAAGTCAGTGACTGTCCCTAAGGTAGCCCAGATGAGCATGTCCGACCTTGTTGACGGTCAGGACATCATTGACGAGGAAGACATTGGAATGACCACGGTAAGCCTGACTGCCGCAGAGGTAGGGGCAAAGGTCATCATCACTGACAAACTCCTTAGGGAGCAGGTCAACAATGTCTTTTCCATGATCGGCAGACAGCTTGGTGAAGGCATGGCGAGGAAGAAGGACACAGACGTTATAGAGCTTTGGCCTAACTTGAATGGCGGCACATCACTCAGTGCTGACAACCAGACATTCTCAACAGCGAATGTCCATGCAGCCATAGCATATGCAAAGGCGAACAAGTTCGGAAGCCAGCTTTACATTGTTCACCACCCCAATGCTGTTGCTACCCTTTCAAAGGCATCTGCAACAACTGCCGACACGGCAGCCGCAGCGGGCTTGACCAGTGGATGGAGCGTGGATCTGTTGCAGAACTTCTACAGCGGACTTCGCCCAATCAACGGGGTAAGCATCTTTGAAGATGGAAACATCGAGAAGATTAGCGGACAGGACTCAGGCTATGGTGTTATTGCTGACAAGACAGCGATGGCATATCTCTCAAGCGTGGACACTCGAACTGAGCGTCAGAGGGATGCTTCTCTCAGAGCGTGGGAAATTGTTATGACCGCAGACTACGGTGTTTTCGAGTTAGACGACAGCCGTGGTGCATCTTTCATAGCAGAGATCGGCAACCTGTCATTCAGCTAATAATCACTAGCAAGGAAATGGAATATGGTAAATATAAGTGAGCGCAATAATCAGCAGAATGAACTAGCTAGCATGGGTTATTCATTGAAATATATAGACGAGTGGGCTACTAAGACTACTTTGTATAGACATAAGCCCAGCTATAATCAGGACGGCCTGATCGTTGCTGAGGTTGGGACTTTCGTTAAGGGAGTTCCTGGTGAACCATCGTATGTTCTAAAGAAGGCAAAGATAGGGTTATTCCCTTGGAAGCCTGATGAAGGATGCACGTGTAAGTGGTGTAATGAACGGCAGGAAAAAGGTGCAACTAAGGCTCAAGTAGCTGAGGTTGCACCTGAGCCTGCTGCGACAGGAACAGGAAGAGGGAAGAGGCGAATGGGGCCTCACTTTAATAGCCAGGTGTAAAGAAGGCCGTGCCTGGAAACAAATCTAATAACGGCGTTCGCAGGACTAGAGCCTGTAAAATTTAAGGAGGATTGCTATGGCATTTCCAAATAGTATCTTTGGTAAATATGGATGGGAAAAGGTTCAGACCTCTGAACAGAAGCATAAGCTTGGCAGCAGGATGGTGCTTGATGACGGCAGGGCTTTTCGATATGTCGAGGTTGGTGGATCAGATATTGCTGCTGGAGCAATAGTTCAAGCAGCAGCGGGAGTTGCTAACCATGACATGGACTTAGCAATTGCTACCGCATCTTCTGGGGCAACTTCTATAACGGTCACGCTCGGTGCAACAGCAGCCACAAAAAATCAGTATAAAGATGGATATATTTACATCAATGATGGTGCAACTGGTGAGGGACATGTGTACAAAATCAAGTCCAACCCAGCAGCCGATGGTTCTGCAACTCTAGCATTAACACTCGATGAAGAAGATGGCATCGTAACTGCGTTGACCAATGGAACACATCTTGCTGGTCTTTCTATAAACACATACAAAGATGTGGTTATATCCCCCACCACCGTAACAAACGTGGCGGTTGGAGTTGCTCCTCGTTTGTTGACAGCCGACTACTATGGCTGGGTGCAGACGTGGGGAGAAGCTGCTGTACTTTGTAATGCAGCAGGTGTATTAGGTGAGCATGTTCGTGTCGGTGGAGCAAGCACTGCGGGTGGATTTGAAGATCTCGACAGAGATGGTAGTGGAGAAAACGAACAAGTCATTGGTGTGCAAATGCTGATCCCATCTGTTGCCACGGACTATGGGCTTGTTTTCTTAACACTAGCCCCGTAATAATCGGCAGTATAGGAACAGGAATAGATGCTTAAAGAATTATGGACTCCAGCGGGGGTTGACTACACAGGTACAGCCCCCGTTGCGAGAAGTCAGGAAACAGGGTTACTTATAGAACTGTGTACGTTTGATTTCAAGTACACTGATCCATTTGCTGTCGAACACAGGACACAAGTAATCATTCTCAGAGACTCATCAATGAGTAAGGCTCATGTTGAGGACATGGCAGCCCAGGCGTATGAGAACTTTCTGATTGAATGCAAGCAGAAGTATACGAAGAGGCCGCCGACCGCAAAAGACAAGAAGGAAATAGGAAAGGCTTTGGAGGACTTCCGTAAATCAGCTCGGAAGAGAGGACAAAGCACAAACAGGAAAATTTATTACTAGTACTTGTGGTGTACACCACAAGTCATAAGGAAAAGGAAATGGAAATCGAAATAAAGCAAGAGGATGTTGAGTCGGTAATAAAGGCAAATCCACTGATGGCTTTGCAGGTAGAGAATCAGGCTTTAAGGCGAAAGCTACAGGAAGGTACCGTAGCTTATGAGAAAGTTATGCTGGAGAAACAGCAGCTTGCTCAAGAACTAGAGGCACTGAAGAATGGAAAGAACGCAAAGGAGAAGTAGTCATGCCTAATGTAGGTGGAAGAAAGTTTCCATACACTTCTGCTGGCCGTGCTGCCGCAAAGCGGTACTCAGCAAAGACTGGTAAGAAGATGACAAATAAAAAGAAGAAGAAGAGCGGGTACTAGCTATGGCAAGACCAGCACCAGCAAAGCTTACGCCCCAGCAGAAAGAGCGACTGAAAGATCCTAAGTTCGGCGTTGCTCTTCGTGCTGTAAAGCCGTTGATTCGTGAGGCAAAACGCCAGAGAAGATCCACTCGCAGGTGATAAGGAAATGCGATGCCAGCAATACAAGGGAGAACTCGTGAACAATTAAGGCAACATATTGGCCGTACCTTGGGTGCGGCATATGTGTCTGCTGCTACCGCAAGTGGCAGCACAACCACTCTCGTAGATAACAGCATCGTTCTTGGAGGGGCTGATACCCAGATAGGCAAGTGGGTACGCTTCACGAGCGGTAGCAATGATACGCTGACAAGAAGGGTGACTGACTCCGAGATTAACACTACTACAAGAGTCACCACGCTTACCTTCATGCCAGCAGCTACAGCTTCTACTGCATCGGAGTCCTATGAATTGTGGGACAGTGCCTACAGTCCAGATTCCATTGATGACTTCATTAACCAGTCTATCATGGCGGCGACTGGATGGGTCTATGACCCTATAGAGAACATTGAATTGCATGGTGATGGACATCAGATGCGGTTCGATATTCCATCGAACATTTCCATGATCTCCAAGGTAGAGTACCGCCACAAGGTAAGCAGCACACGGATCCACGCAGCTGGAGCCACATTTGACGAGGCAACCGATGGAGATTTTACCCAGTCTCTTGATACCAAGGACAAGAAGCAGGGCTCTCAGTCCCTCAAGATGGTAATAGCTTCTGGTGCTTCCGCAGGGGATTTCGTAACGGACAGCATCACAAGTAAGAATATCTCTGGGTATGACACCATTGAGATGTGGGTGAAGAGTACGGTAGCTACAAGCGCAGGCAACCTCAAGCTACTGCTTGATAATACCGCATCTTGTGCAAGTCCTCTTGAAACACTTAGCATCCCTGCCCTCTCAGCCGACACATGGACATTCGTAAGGATGTCTCTGGCAAATCCTGAAACAGACACGGCAATCATTT